CTCTTGATTTGTAAGTTTGCTCTTCCACCTATTCTAATACCCATTAAATAGTGGTCAACAATCGGTGGAATACGATCAATTCCCACAGCCCCATAAAATCTGGGAGTGACGTTTATATTTCCAATATTTACAGCGGCAAAATCTTCTAAGCCAGAAAGATCAAGTCCACCTCTGTTGTTATTGAGATAAACAGCCAAAACTACTTGTGCGTGTTTGACACGATCTGGAATCTCTGTATCGAGATAGTAGTCAGCGACTAATCGGTTTGGAAAGCTCAAGCCATACAAGTTTGTGTATGTGTCAGGCTTCCGCACTCCTGATCTTGGCCACTCAAGAGCCTGAGTATCAGCAACTCTAGCACCCAAAAACTTTTCTCTGTCTATCCTCTGGGCTGCGGTAAATAAAGCTCTGTTTTTATTATCCGTAGATGAGTTGTCCCATGCAGTAGTGTCATCATTGAGAACTAGGCCCTCAATAAAAGAATTTGCATCAGAAAGACTTATATAAGTGTTTGCGTTAGCTCCACCAACAGTTGCATCAAGAGTTATCGCCATTGAGTT